CGGGGCCTTATGCTGTTGTTAGGTGTCACCATCACGACCCCCAGTGCTTGCGCGCAACGCCTTCCTATGCGTAGCAGGGTTTTGACCAGACCAATCCACAACTTCCCACTGATATCCCGTCTCTACCCTACGGAGAGGCAGTGGAGGAGTTTAGAATGCGACGTCAGTCCAGTCGACATGGTGCCTTCCGGGCTGTACGCCCGGCATGGTGGTGCCGCCAAGGCGGGGCAAAGCCCGCTCAATTGCCAGCTGTAAATCTGGCGACACGTCAAAGGCACTCTCAAAAGAGAGTCTACTGGATTCCGTCGGTTCCACCCAGACCGGTTCTCGCCGGAGCACTGACCCAACATCAACACCCATGGCCATGTAGTCGCGGTAATGTTGGGCCTTGGAGACTTTACCAGTCCTCGCCTGACAATCGAGGAACAACTGGTAGAAGTATTTCCCGAGGATGGGCACGCCCTGTGCGAGGGAGTACTCGCATAGGGCAATGCCCGCTAGGAAAGGAGCAACCTCAGCCGAGTGGTGCATATGGCTGTGACTGGACGTGGCGTGAGAGATTACCTTCCGCCAGTCTCTGACCAATTGCAAACCACCAGGCAAACGCACTGGTGCGGATTGCCCAAACCTAACCTCCTCCAAAGCCCGCACAGGTCGCTCAATCGTGATCTCATGCCCGCAGTGGTGTAATGCCAGTCCAGGAAACTTCCCCTGGAGAGCAGGTAGGTCTTCCGCCTCGACGAACAGGAGTGCATTGTCCCCATCGACCAAGCTGTCGAAGCGGCGGCAAATAAGCCGCATGACCGCCTCAACAAGCCCGATCATAATGATGGTGTTGCCCATGCCCGTGTTGACGTCACCTGACGCCCTGCCACCTGGCCTCTTAAATTTCCACCCTGAGGGAGTTCGACCACGGTTGACCAACTGTTTGCCCAGCAGCCTAGCAAGGGTGGGACAACCCTTGAAGGCCCTCAGATAAACTGAGTGCTCGGCTTGCAGCTGTTCAACAGCGACGTGTGCCTCGAATGCCTTACCGTCGACCTCCACGACCACTGGTGATGCAAACCCAGCCATCTTCTGGC